TGAAAAAAGAGTTATTAACCTAAAATTGAGTTGCCTTTCATAGCTTCTTCTTATTCGGTTTATTTCTCTGTATTCCTTTTTTATTGAAATCTTCCGTCTGGTTTGTTTGTGTGCTAGATTTCTCATGTCTTTCTTTCATAATTTGATCTCGCTTTCTTTTTGACCATGCAAAACCTTCATCTCCACCCCACAAATCCCAAGCAACTCTCCCTGCACTTGGAAATCCTTCTTCTCCTTGCCTAAATCCAGTAGCTCTTTTATCAACTTCATGCCTACTAAAAAAACTAAACATTCTTAAAATAGTTGAATTTGATAAGTTTTCTCTAGCTACGATTTGATTAGCTCTAGTAACACCAATTATTGTTCCGCCTTCCTTACCATCTTTTCTCCAGTTTAAGGCTCTTTGTGCATTTCTTACCATAGCACTTGTTGGCTTTCTTTCCATCTTTACTTCTTTTGGCATTGTGAGTGGCTTTCCAACTATTCTCTCATATTCAGCATGGCTTTCACATGGCATATAAACTGTGTTGCCCTCTGAGTCATGAGCATGATAACCTCTACAACCAATATCCATAGCTCTTGCGGTTGCCTCTTCTATTGTTGTAAATACGTCTTCGGATACCTCTGACTTTTCTTCTCCATAAGCATCTTCATAAAGATTTTTAGCAGTTTCATCTTCCGTTGGTTGTGTTGGTTTTGGCACTTCGCTTCCAAGAGGAAATAAGTTAGCACCAATATAAACATCATCTCCACCAGATATTGGCTCAAGACCTAATCTTTCTCTAGCTTCATTTCTTGTAATGATACCTTTATCTACTGCTGATATAACATTATCATAAATCATTCTTCTTCTTTCGGTTATCGCAGGAATATTATCAATGTCATATTTTAAATCTATATCTTCTCCAAACTGAGGTACTAACCATTCATTTAAATCACTTTCAATATGTTTTAAAAGTGGGATTATTGTTTCTTCATACAGAGCAAGTCTTGCTTCTGCCATATTTGAATAGGTTTGGCTATCTGGTATTCCTACTAACTGTGCAGGGACTCCAAAACACAAAGCAATATCTCTTGCAGAAAAATTCTTCATAGAGACAAAATCCATGTCTTTTGGTGTTAATCCCATTTCTTTGTAATCAAAATCTCCCTCTAAAACCATAGTTCTGCCTGCATTTGTTGAGCCTTCAAACCTATGTTTCAAGTCTGATCTGAGCATCTCCCTTTGACTATCTGTAAGCATAGTCATATTCCCTGCCTCATCTTTTGGTCTATATATAACTGCACCGCTTGGTCTTGCACCATTCATCAATAACATTACATTATGTTTGCTTGATAGGTTATGTTGATCAATATCTGAGCTTGCAGCTTTTAATGGACTTAAACCATAATAATCATCAAGTGGATTAAATAACTTTATTTGCTTAACCATACTTTCGCCAGTAGATACATTCACATCATATGTTGTATTTACTTGACCATTTATAATGTATTCAAATTTACTTGGAATCATACTTTGACTAGGAATAATTCTCATTCTATCTGGTCTTAGTGTGTAAAGTTCTTGAGGCAATCCCTCATCTGGACCAGTTTTAAGAATGTAACTATTGCCACTTAATAATAAATATGAATAAACAATCTGAAAAAACTCTGATTGGCTACACATAGGATTAGGTCTTTCAAGTAAATCCATAAGTGGAGAATCCTCTATTGGTTGATCTCCTCTAAATAATTTAAATTTTACCGCTGATGCACCATTTGATATTTCATTTATACATCTGTAAACTATCGCATTTTCTTCATAGCCTTCTTTTGCTAAATCTGAAAATGATTGTTTTGGTTGAGTTTGTGTGCCTACATTAGAATAGGCAACCATTGGACCTTGCTTTACTTGATTATCAAATAATGCTTTCCAAGCTTCTTTAAATCCCATTATTGACTCCTATGATACTCTCCACATCGCTTGACCAGACGATTTGCTGAGTTCAGTCAACCCCCATACTAGAGCATCAAGCCTATCTGGTGAACTTCTACTATCTAAAGTATAAGAACACAATTGATCTTCTAATTTAGAAAAAGTGCCAACATGACTAACTTTTCCTTGTTCATAAAGTGCTGATATTGGCTCTGCTCTTACAAGCTTTCCTTTACTTGACCTTACTGCCTTATAAGGTACAGAACTATCAACTGTTCTTAAAAGCCTTTCAACCAAATCACCACCATTATTAACTTCTGCTATGACTCTATCTGCTTCATACTTATAAAATGTATTTACAACAACATTAGCCCAAGCATCTGCAGACATTCTAGCAGATAAATCTTCTAAAATATAGTATCTATTATCAAAACCTTTTCCACACACGATAATTCCAGTTTCATCACTACCTTCTTGGTTTGTAACCGCAGGGTCAACTGCTATTATAATTCTTTGTAATTGTTCTTCTAATTTTGGTATTCTCTTAGCTTCAATCATTGATGGTGTCCATAAAGCACCCTCAACATCATCTACAATTTCTGCATATAGTTCTTGTCTTCCTAATCTTGTATTATCATATTTTTCTTTTAGCATAGCTAGAGCAGATGGTGCAAGATTAGGTGCATTATCAAAAGTACTTCCTTTTGTTACAACTATATTATTCCTTTTGACTAAACTCTTAATAAGTGGAGTTGGTTTTGGTGTTGTCGTAATTATACATTGAGGTTTTGTACCTAATCTTAAACCAAACATTAATTGGTCAAAGGTATCTGCATATTGCCAAACTGCTAATTCATCGCACCATGCTCTATGAAATTGTGGACCTCTTAATCTATCTGGCTCTGTAGCTGAGAATCCCATTATTTTACTTCCATTATATAATCTTATTTCTGCTGAACTACTATTATATCCTTGACCACGACCACTTAACAAACATTCTTTAGGAATTATGCTCATAAGTCCGCTAGGACCACCGAATGCAACTCTCCTTATATCTCCAAACGTTGGTGTAACAACTGCACAAATACTCTCTGGATTTGATAATGCAAAGAAAGCAATGTCCTCTGCACCAGTTCTTGTTTTACCCCAACCCCTTCCTGCAAGTATTAACCAAATATCCCAATCACCATGAGGTGTCAATTGTTGATCACGAGCAGTTTTGTGCCAATCATTGGATAGTGTGATTAGCCCTCTTTGACCTTTCTCTGTTAATTTCTTGTATCTCGTTGACCAAGAATTGGAAGTCTTCGTCATTTGTAACATTTGCAGAAACCTTTGATATTTCTTGAGCTTCACCCAAAGCAAGTTTACCTATTCTTTGGGCATTAATAACTGTATTAGACATTTCTCTTAATTCACTATTAGGATAGCCTTCATATGATGGATTTTCATTTTGCTTTTCCATCATTCTTTGAAGTTTTCTTCCAACAGAGTTTAAAAGACCTTGTGATATTTGTAAGCAACTTTCATCTAATCTTTCTGATGCTCTTACAAAATCTTTCATTCTTCTTTCTTTTAGCTTTTCTTCAATTTTACTTTGATATTGATTTTTAGCTTTCTGCCAATCTTCTTTTTTTGAGTGTCTGTAAAGAGTAGCAATTGCTACATTATGTCTTTTTGATAATTCATCTATACTTGGATAGTTTCTTTTATTATCATTATCAACCAAACCCTCAACAAATTCTGATTTAATTTGAGTTTTTAAAGTTTCAGTTAATTTAATTGTCATATCTTACTCTTATCAATTATTATCACTTACTATCATTTATATCGTTATTTTGAGAATTTTCCAACTCTTGTTGTTGTTTTTTTAATAATATCTGATTTTTTGTAGTCCAAGACTTAGAATATTCTACATCTTCAAATAACTTACTAAATCCAGTAATATGTTTTAATCTTAATAATTCATCTGGTTTCATACCTAAATGATTACATATATCTTCATCTTTCCAACCATTATCTAACATCTTAAATACCATATTGGACATACCATCAATTGAGTGCTTTCCTCTTGCTCTATTATGCCTTACAGTTGATGCCATTCTTTGATTAATATCTTTTTCTAGAACTACTATAGGTAATCTTCCTTTATTTCTTTCCTTGATATCTTCATTATTCTTACAAGTAAAATATCTATGAAAACCATCAATGATTATGTATTTACCTATCTTTTCATCAAAAATAGTAACAACTGGTTGAGTATATCCATCATGCTTTATTGATGTGTAAAGAAGACTCATTTCTTGCCCTGCTACACTATTTGGATTATAGTCATTAGCTTGAACCTTATCAACATCAACCCATCGTATAAAATTTATTGGTTGCTCTCCTAAACTTGTCATTTTGTTCAATTTTGTTTTTAATTGCTCAATGTATTCAATTTTTTCATCTTCTGATAAATTTTCTAAATCATTTTCAATAGATGATTTTATGTTTTCTATACTCATTTAAACCTTCCTAAAAATATCAAAATTTGTAATAATATAATATTTACAATTATTTGTTTCTTTGTCTTTACTAAATAAAGTTCTTTCTAATTGTTGTTGTCCAGTAAATTCTTGTTTACCATTAAATGAGAAATCTTTTACAGAAGCATCAAATCCTTCTTGTAACATACTTTCTTTTATTTCTTGTTTCGTGAAATAGTTTTGATAATTTTGTGTATATGAATAATCTTCATGACCATTTTTAGCATATACTACTGCCATATATTTGATGTCTTTGCTTCCGTGTTTTTGTATAATATCACAGAATTTTTTTATACCAATATAATTAACTTGACCATATATTGCTAAAATAACATTAAAATATTTTATATAATCCATTTTAGTAATATCTTGATTTACAAAAGTATAATTATTGTATTTACTTTTTGCATCGTCAATCATACCTTGAGAGAAATCAACACCATAATACTGCATATAATTTAAATTGGCTAAAGTGATAACATGACCAGTTCCACATCCTAAATCAAGGACAGTATCAGTTGACTTGATTTGACTTGTTAATATATGGCTAATAATATAATCTTCTATTTTATGAATTGCTGATTGATATTTATTATCATAATCCTTAGCAACATTATCATAAATCTTATCTAAATCCATTATGCCTTACTCCCAAATATTTTTTTCATTCTATTTCTGTAATCATCTGATAAGTAATGGTCTTTTATCTGATTTAGATGATTTGGATTTCTTGCTCTATTTAAAAGGTTTCCCTTTTTCCATTCACGATAAACAATTACTGATGGTGTTTGTAAATAGTTATTTAATTTTACTAGTTCTAGATCATTTACGAGAATTGACCTAATTTGTTTCTGATGAAGCTCTGATGGTGTTTTCATATCATCATAGAATTCGTCCATTTTTTTCCATGCTTTATAAAATACATCTCTATGTTTTTGTGTTGTTATAATTTTATCAGTAAGATAATTTCTATATTCTTTCCAAGACTTAAACATAAATGGTAATTTTTTAGATTCTAATAGGTTCTTTTTTTCAATGTGCTTTGCTTGATTTATTCCTTTTAATCTTTTATTTAGCTTTTCCCATGTATCTCCTTCTAATTCATGTAGATAAAATAAGCTCTTAAGTGCTGATTCATGTGTTAGATTTGATACTCTCATGTCTCTTATTGGAAGACCATATCTAAAAAACTCATCATATATTTTGCAATATTTCCAATTATTTTCATGAATACTTTTCCAAATATCACTTGTTTTCCAATCAAATAATGGATAAAATGTATATTGATTTTTTTTCTTATCTAATATTCTTCCCCAAGTAATATGTTTATAACATTGTCCACTTGTTAATCCTGCTAATCTTTGAGGACTTTCTTCTGCTCTCATTCCTGCTAGAAAACAAGCAGATTGTTCTGGGAAAATTTGATTTATAGATTTTACAAAATAATCATACCAATAACCTGCTTTTGGTTCTTTTCCTTTTGTTTGTTCTTTTAAAACAATACCATCTTTAATCGCTAGTGGGTCTTTTTCTCTCATCCATTCTTTGCCCTCTTCCCATGTAATGAGAAAAGGTTCTTCTTGAGAAATTGAATTAGGCAGAAATATTGGTACTTGAACCCAAATTGGTTTTATTTCTTTTCTGCTCATAACTTCTCTAACATAATCAATTACTGCACTCCATTCTGCCTCTTGGTCAAGAAAGTAAACTGAAAGAGGTAATCTATTTCTTTTTCTTGCAACTTGTAGTGCTAATTCAAGAGTAACAGTAGAATCCTTACCACCGCTAAATGAAACTACTATATTTTCAAATTCATCAAAGAGATATTCCATTCTTTCAAGACCAACTTGCCATACATTTTCATTTAAGAATATCTTCATATCTTTGCTCTATTTATTAGGATATGCTTATGACTTGGGGTGCTTTTGTTTTCCATTGTCCAATATTTATAATCTTTGTGATGATAATAAGTATAATATTTACTGCCAAATTTTTCTTTGACCCCATTTTTATTTATCAAATCAACTGCTTCTGCAAATTTGTCCTCTGATTCCCAATCTAAACTTCTACTATACCAATGAGGAATCTTTGGCATTGATTTAGCAAATACCCATTTATTTGAAATAAGATTATCTTGTATTCTTCTTTCTTCTTTGTCATTCAAAAGCACAAAGTCACCATCCCTATCATAGAATTTATATTTAATATCAAATGGCTCTAGTTCCCTTATTTTATTCCATACAAGCGGTAAATCTAAATTAGAACAAGTATATATATCTAATTGTAATTTTGCAGGGTTTATTTCATCCCACATATGCAAAACAATGTGAGATGTTTCTATTGCACAAATACAAGTTATTCCTGCATTGCCCTCTGTATCACAATACTTTGCTTGTGGCTGAATTAATATTTTCATATCTAGCTTAGATACTAAATCTTTAATCCATCTAATAATTTGCTCTTCATTTTTGATTGGCTTATGAATATCTGCCATTAGAAGTAAATGTTTATGCTCTAACATATCAATACCCAGAAACAATAAATTCTTCTGCACATTTTGGACACATAACTTTTATGCCATCCTTATGCAATTGGTTTGATGCCCCTTCTATTTGTTTGCTTATATTATTTTCCGCAACACCAAAATCATCTTCTGTAATAATACTTGAGTTAGTTTGAGGTTCTAACATTGGTGCAAACTCCATTGATTTCCAATCATCAACACCTATGAATGATAAATCAAATCCCTCATCATTAAGGTTTTTAAGTTCATTGAAATACAAACCCATATCCCAACTTGAGTTCTCTGCAAGTTTATTATCAGCAATTATGTATGCTTTTTTCTGTTGCTCTGTCCAACCGTTGGTTCTTATACAAGGAACTTTATCATACTCTAGTATTTTTCCTGCTTCATAGCGACCATGCCCTGCAAGTATATTATTATCTTCATCAATAAGTATTGGTATTGTCCAACCCCATTTTTTCATACTGTTAACAAGTTGATTTATTTGGTCATCACTATGTATTCTTGCATTTTTTTCATATGGTCTAAGCTCTGTGACTGTAATTTGTTCAATGTTCATTCGTAGCACCTCGTTTTGTAATTAAAGAAGAAATCCTTAGAGCCAATTTCTCCATAAACCCCTTGTTCTCTAATTTTTCTAGTAATAATAGTTGTTTTGTTTTCTTCAAAATCTCTATGAATAACTATTCCAACATCTGCCATGTTTGCCCAATGAGCAGAGCCACTTACTTGATATAAATCTGGTGGTGGTATAACTCCACTATCATTTCTAGATAATTTATGAGGGTGTGCAACCATCCAAACAACTATTTGATGATTTCTAGCGAATTGTTGACATTTAGCAATAATATCTCTTATATGCTCATCTTCTCTTTTATTATTTTCTCTTGTTGCTGATACTTGGTTGAATGGGTCAATAATTAATCCATGTATTCCGTATCTTAGCTTTGCAACCTTTGTTTTTGCTAAAATATAATCTATTGTTGGTATATCATCGCTATTTTCAATAAATTTAAAATGCCTGTCTAAAAAATCCATACCAGAATTAAGTTCTTCTTGCGATATTCTTGGGTATGGTCCTATATCAAAAGGTTTTCTGCATCTTTTCTCTAGCAGTCTTCTTAAATGATTTGGTGTTGAATGCTCTGGTGAATATACAATAAATTTAAAATCTTGTTGCTCTGCTAAGTTCATTAATATTTGGTCTAAAAAATTACTTTTTCCATGATTAGGAATACCAGTTACTAAATTAAATGTGCTTGGCATAATTTTATAAATTTCGTCTAATTTTTCATACCCAGTAGAAAATGCTCTCTGAACATTACCATCATATATATTTTGAACTACATTCTTATATTCATTTGCCGTATGTATATCTTTAATTGGAAATTCTTCAGCATTGTAAATACATTCCTTTAACTTATCCGCTCCTAAATGTATTAAAACTTCATTTGCATCTTTTAACTGTTTATCATTATACTTAGGAAAATGGACAACTTTGCATATATCCCTACCGAAACGGTGCAACAACTCAAGTTTAAGGGCATCACCTGCTTGGTCATTATCGGTAGCTATTATTACTTGTTCGGCATCAAATATCCATTGGCTTTGTTCAAATGCGAAAAACCTTTTATCATTCATTTTAAATTTTGGTTCTTTAGGTGCACCATCTGGAAGACTGCAAACATTAGTAAAATTAGAGTCGTATAAGGCTAAAACATCCATTTCGCCCTCTACAAATATAATCTCTTTTTTGTTTGTTTCTTCCCAATATTTTTTTACATTATCAATATTATATAATGTTCTTAATGAGTTTTTTTCTTGTCTAAACTCTTTGTTACTTGTTCGGTATTTAACATTCACAACTTCATTATCAAGATAATATGGGAAACATAAACTGCCATTGTGTGTATATAAACCAAAATCTTGTGCCGTTTTTATACTTATATTTCTACTGCCTAACCATGATAAAGCATTATCTGATAGCTTTTTATCCTCTGGTAATTTTGGAGATTTTATTGGAACAACTTCTGCTTTTCTGAATGTTTTTGTTTCATTGTCAGAAAAAGCTGAACCTTCCCATTCACAGTGATGACATCTCCATAGTGCTTTCTCATTATCTATACTTACACTCAAACAAGGCTCACTACTATTTTTTCTAGTATGTGAACACTTTGGACATCTTACTTTTTGCTGATCAAGAGAATAGTTTACTTTTATCCCCTCACTCATTAGCTTTTCATTTATACTCATATTACCCCACTAGTTGATTTAAGTTAAACTTTGTCTTTTTTTCTTCCTCATTAATAGTTTCCCATCTTCTTTGATTTAACCAAGTAGTTAAATGAGGAATATATTTAACATCTTTTCCTTTATTTAGCTTATTAAACTTTTCACAAAAATAAAATAACTCTTTTTTTGTAATTACATTTTTTGTTACTTTATCCCATAATTCAAATGCTTTTTTCTTAGAACCTTCTCGTCTTGGATACATATTCCAAAAGTCATTAAATTCTTCTGTATATATTGGTTTATTATTACTGGTTATATGGGATTTCATCATAACACTAGGTGGGGTGTCATTATTATACCCACTAGTGTCAATTTGAAACCCACCTATTTTTAACTTATATAGATTGCTAGTTTGTCTTTTGGCATCTTGAAAGTCTACGAATCTTTCTTGTGTTTCTATAAACCCAGTTCTTTCTAAATCTTTTATACATCTTATTACTGTAGATTTACTTAATTCAGTTATATTACAAATTGTCTTAAAACTAGGAAAACATTCATTTTTTTCATCAGCAAAACTTGCCAAAACCATTAAAACCCATTTATTACTTGAAGAACCAGTTTTTTGTTCTATTGCCCAACCTTGAGCTTTCCAACTCATAATATTTCCCTTATCTCTATTGGTGGAGAGTATGTTGCTAATATTTTCTTTCTTAACATATAATCTCTTGTTTTAGTTATTTTACTTTTGACATCCTCTACTATAATATTTCCATAAATATCACGATACCTAAAGTCTGCCGTATATCTTCCTATTTTTTTTCCATTTACAATCAAAGGAAAAACTGGATGTAATTCTAAGTTAAATATTTTATTTTCTTTTTCTAACTGCTCTAAAATCATAAACCTATTTAACTCTTTTTTACTATCAAACTTCTTGCCTTTGTAAATCTGCTTTTTTGCGAAGTATTTGTTGTTCATATAAATCAGTTCCAGTTACTTGATTATTTGTAAATTCAAATATTTTTTCTGCATCTTGCCATCTTGGCAGTCTTTCTCCTCTAGACCACATTTCAACATTTCTAAAGGAAATACCAATAGCTTTTCCAAAACTACGATAATTATATCCATTTGTTTTTATGTACTCTTTTAACTTCATTTTGATCTCCTTTGATTCTTTATAAAATATTTTTTTAAAAAAAACAACAAAAAAGGTTTACAAACCTAAAAAAGTGTTTATAACTAATGTTAAGAAGAAACAAATTAGGAGAAACAAATGGGTTACACAAACTATTGGAATCAATCCTCAGATTTTACAGACCAAGAATGGGATACTATAATGGCATTCTATAGAGGATTAAAACATACCTTTAATTTTAAAGATGAGACATATAAAGGTGATGCTATTCAATTTAATGGATTAGATGGTCAAGATTATGAAACATTCTATTTATCAAAATATATAAATAAAAATGCTGATTATGAGGGTCATGATTCAACTTTTAATTTTTGTAAAACTAATAGAAAACCTTATGATGCAGTTGTTTGGTCTTTGTTATGCTTTGCTAGATACATAAAAGAAGACAAAAGCACTTTTAAAATATCCAATGATGATGGTGAGGTTCAGCAATGATTAGTAACAATCCTTTTGAACAACATGGAATAACTTATCTTTCGCCAAGTAGTATGAATTTATTTATTCGCAATAGACCTTTATGGATAATGTCATATTTATTTGGTGTAAAAGATGGCTCTGGAGTTGGTGCTATACGAGGAATAGTAACAGAAGAAACACTAGCAGAGAAATATAAAAATAATATTTTTGATTATAAGTATCTTGAAGATAGGTTTTTTGAAGAATGTTCAAATTATCAAATAGATAGTGAGGATAAAAAAACCGCCAAAGAATTAAATGACCTACAAAGATATGGAGAGGTTGTTGATTTTAATTTTCAATATGAAAATCTTCAAGGCTATCAAGAAAAGATTAATATTCAATTTGATGATATACCTGTTCCAATTATTGGATATATTGATTTTAGATTTGAAGATAGAGTTGTTGATTTGAAGACAACCGCTAGAATGCCAAGTAAGCCATCAGAGAGTGCATTAAGACAAATGGCAGTTTATCAACTTGGTTATCCAAATTTAGAAATAGATTTATTTTATGCATCACCAAGAGAACATAAGATATTCTCACTAACAAAAGAAACACTAGATATTTATAGAAAGCAGATGATAAAGATTGCTTTCATAATGCAAGATTTCTTAGGTTCAAAAGAAACTAAGGAAGAACTAGCTCAATCAGAATTTCCAGACTTTGAAAGATTTGATTGGTCACAAAATATGAAGAATGAAGCAAATAAAATTTGGAGGATACAATGAACAATTTGCAAAAACAAAAAGAATCAAATGTTTGTGGTTCACTTAAAGAAGCACTTTCAAGATTTCAAGACTTACATATTAGTGCAGTTAAAAATGCAACTAATGATTACTTTTCAAAAGGTGGCAAAGGTGGAGCATACTCAGACCTAACCTCTATCATTGATGCCGTAAATCATGGAGCACAGTTTGGATTATCATTTTCTCAATCTATTGAATACAAAAACATTATTAAAGATGTTGAAGTAACAAGGACAGATAAAAATGGAATTACTCAAACTAATAAGACTCAAGAAATTGTTAGGGATATTTTTGTTACCACTACAGTGTATCATGAAAAAGATGACAAGACTATTTCATGTTGTGTTCCAGTGCTTGTAAATGCCCCAGAGAAAGACAATCCGCATAAAATGGGTTCTGGTATAACCTATGCGAAAAGGTATGGTCTACAGTCCTTGTATGGCTTAGCAAGTGATGATGATGGCAATGAAGCATCTAAGGATGTCAATGGTAATGTTCCGAATTCACCAAATAATGAAAAAATGAAAAAGGAGATATTTTAATGGATTATTCTGTAAAGAAATTTGATGATACTAACAAGGGCATCTTGTTTTCAAATACAGATGATTGGCAAATAAGACATCAAGGTAAAGTCAATATTGATGGCGAGGAACACAGAGTAATTGGTGTTCTTCGTAATAACAAAGATGGTCAACCAATCATAGAACTTTATCGTGCTATGGGAACTCTTAAAAAACAAGATGATAAGTCAGATGATAATCAACCAGATGCAAAGGGTGTTATAAATGCACTAAAGAATGATGGTGCAAAGCCAATTTCTGCATGGAAAAAAACAAGTGATAATGGCAATACTTATATATCTTTAGCATTAAGAAACTTTGACGATAATAAAGATAACGATATACTTTAAAGTAATTACAATTTTATGGAGGATAAAATGGTTACTGTATGTGAGAAATGCTTTGTTGGGGGTCAATACATGATGGTTGTCAAAGATGGCAAATTCATTTGTATTGAATGTGATAACATAATCGCATCAAAGAGAACTAGAGAGTATGAAAAAGAAAGAAGTGAAAGATGCTTATCCCAAAAACCAAAAAGATACGAAATAAAAGATTATTACAATTTGTAGCAGAGCATCCTTGTGCATTGAATCTTTTAAGTGATGATTGGTGCAAGGGTGTTATTCAAGCACATCATTTGCTAAAGCCTTATGATGGAAATAGAGGAATGGGAATGAAGTCTGGAGATAATAATTCTATTCCTTTATGCCAATATCATCATATGCTTGTTCATGATATTAAAGGCAATGAAGATCAATTTTGGGTTTCCTATGGTCTTGACGCTGATTTTGGAAGAACCTATGCAGAATATCTTTATTCTAAATTTTTGAGGACTCATGTTGGTAAATAAAAAAGAAATAAAGATTTGTTGGATACATAAGATAGCTATGAAAGAAATTCCAAAAACCAAAAAAAGTAAAGAAAAAGAATATAAATGTCCTGTTTGCTTTACAACAATGAAAGAAGAATAATGGAAAAGAAAGATTTTTTATCAGAAAGTGAAGTTGATAAAGCAGTAGAATTCTTAAGAGATTCCTCTGAGGAATCAGCAAAGTATAGGGCAGAGAAAATATATTTAGAAGAATATAGAAAGTCATTGAAAGCTATGATAATGAAAGAACATCTTGACAAATCTGTTTCTGCACAAGAAAGAGAAGCCTATGCTGATCCAAGATATTTATCACATCTAAAGAATATTCAATTTGCTATAGAGAGAGATACAAAACAATTATTTCTCAGAGAGTCAGCAAAAGCAAAGATTGATGCTTGGCAAACTAAATCAGCAAATCTAAGATCAATAAAAATTTAAAAAAACTACAATATGTGTTGACTTAAACTCTTTTTTGTGTGAATGTAATAATGTAAATACATTTGAACACAATTAGGAGGAAAAAATGGAAAATTTACACAATGATATTAGAACCTTACAATATATTACTAAGAATATTGAAAAGGTATTTAATCCAAATAGTTCAATAAAAGACACAGATATAGCATTAGATCAAATATCTTTTTTTGTAAGACAAATGCTTATTGAGAAAGAATCAATGGCAATACAGATTGAGAAACTTGACAATCAAAGAGCTTTACAAGATTTCAAGAGGGAGAATGTATGATGGGTATGAGTTCTTATATATTAGAATGTGAAGATACTTTCATTAATAAACAAGTCCCAGAGATTATAAAGAACTCTGAAACTTTGGAAGAAGCTCAAAAAAAAGCAGAGGAAGTTTGTCTTAGTTATCAGCTTTGGGGAACTATGGGTTTGAATGAAAGGGTAGAAGAAATGTGGAACTTACATTGGGAGAAATATAATGATTAGATTATTTTTAGATATAGTATGTTTATTGATACTTTTTGTTATTGCATATTATGCACTTTGGATTGGTTGTCTTATTGAGCCATCTTGTTTTGATAGAAACTTTGTGGAGTTAATATAATGTTAGCTGAATCATTAGTATGTCTTGCACTTAATGTATATCATGAGGCTAAGAATCAAAGTTTTATAGGACAGGTGGCAGTTGCACAAGTTGTTATGAATAGAGTCAAAGATGCTAGATATCCCAATACAGTTTGTGAGGTTGTAAGACAAGGTCAAACCTATAAATGGAAACCATCACTTCCTATAAAACACAAATGTCAATTTAGTTGGTATTGTGATGGAAAGAGTGACAAACCTATAAATAATAAAGCATGGCAAGATGCAAAGCACGTTGCTAATGGTGTATATAATGAACACATTTTTGACTTTGTTGATGGTGCTACTCACTATCATGCTTATTATGTTAAACCTAGTTGGGCAGAAACTAAAACATTTATTACAAGAATAGATGACCACATATTTTATAGGTGGGAAATTATAGGAGAAGATAAATGAATAGATTTATTATAGAAGAAACACCAGAGCAAATTGCAGAGTCTTTGTGTGATCAACATATTGTCAAAATGCCATTAGAAGAAACTCAAATGTTATGTTCCGCTATTTGGCATCATGCACCAGATTATGCAGAAGAAAAAAAACTTTACAAGCCAGTTCATGTAAAGCACCCATGCAGTATTTGGGCGAGAGAGAATCGTGATAATTATTTATTTGCTTGGAATTTAGCAAGATGTATGTTTGATGAATATACCATTAGATACAAAAGAACACATGATTCTAGGAAGTTATTACTTGCTTTGATAAATGGCTCAAGATTTATACCATCTGGCAAAATGACAAGACACCCTCAATGTTTTTCTGGACACGATGACCTTAAGACAAATGAGTTTTTCCCAATAAAAGCATATAGAGGTTTTTATATAAGAGATAAATCAAGGTTTGCTAGATACAATTTTTCAGAGAAACCACAATGGTTCAAGGAGGTAGCATGATTATCAAAGAGGTAAAAACATTATTTGGTGGATTAGTGCCAGTTCATGGAAGATATGTTGAAAAGGCATTAAAACAGAAAGTTGATTTACAAATAAATTATCAGAGCAATTCAATGATAATTCCTTTTTCTAAATTGAACAATCCCATCAAGAAAACTCAAGTTCCAGATAAATTTGTAAAAAGAATGAATACTCTCTTTTACTATGCTTGGAAACCAGAGGATAAATCACAACAAAAATTATTTTAAAAAAACTACATTTAAGGGTTGACATTACTATAAATGTAATTATATTAATAATTGTAAATACATTTTTTAGAGGAGTTTAAAATGGTAGCTACAGTTGAAAATTTCAAAATTTGGGAAAAGGAAGCAAAGAAACTTTCTTTAGAGCAACTTGATTATGTTATCCAAGATTGTTTAAAAGCTGAGGAGAGCATGAGGGGTTGGAACCCAGAAAAGGAAAGTTTTTATGCTGACCAGAAGTGGACTTTTCTAAATGAAAAAATAAAACGAAGAAGCAAATAAGGAGAAAAAAATGAAAATACTTAAAGAGATAAAAGATATAAAATTTTACAATGGTATTTCAGAGCCAATTGTAATGGCATCTAATGCAGGGTGGTATATTGGGAAAATCTGTAATACAGATGGATTTCTTGAGCCATACGATAGATTTACTGAATATTTTCAAACTTCAAAAGATGCAGAGAAAATTCTTAATACTCATTTTAAAGATGGTGGATTTAAAGGACTAAGATCATGAAACATATTTTTAAAATTATTATTATTATTTCATTGAGTTCTTGCAGTACAAAAACTGATTATATAATTGACCCAAGAGGCAGTAAAGACCCTAAAGAAGTGATTAGGGATAGGCTTGAATGTCGTGAATTAATTAAACCACTTATTGAAAAAAAACATGAAACGATTTTGGGAATAATTCCATTTTGCACTTCAAAAGTATGTATGAAGTTTGGAACTATCCCAGATTATGACCCAATGAAAAAATGTCTAGTTGGTCGTGGACATAGTGTCTTAAATTAAGGAGGAAATAATGTTAGATACAAAATTACTAAAAGACAAAATGGAAATAATAGATTTTCCTATAACAATCATGGACATACCGACTATTCCTAATACGGAATATAAACAGATTAGAAGAACCGATAGTAATACTTTTCTTGGTATGTGCAAGACAAGATATAAACCAATAAAACATTCAGATGCCTTTGGAGGTGCCGTTGATAATATGTTTGCAGGAGGTATTGATTTTACAGATGCACAAATAAATGTTCAGAGTTATGAACTTGGTGCAATGGCAAAAATGGAAATCACTTTACCAAGACATACTGCAAAAGTTGGAGATCATGATTTGATGCTTAAATATATAGCTAGAAACTCATATAATGGCAGATGGAAGTTTCAATCATTTTTCGGTTGGTTGAATAAAGTTTGCTTTAATACTTTAGTTTCTGGACAACAACTAGCATACAGTTCTAGCAGACACTCATTACATTTTGATGTTGATGCTTCTAATGCTAAGATTTTTAATGCCGTTAAATTAGCGAACAATGATGTGCAGAAATACAATGAATGGTGGTACACAAACGTAGAAGATGATGATATTGCTGAAATGTTCAAAAAGACCATATGCAAAAAAGATAGTAATATTCAGAAGTATATTGAATCTGATATTGAAACCAATCAAAAACAATTTGGGGTTCTAATGAATCTTTATGAGCAAGAAGTTACTCAGATTCATGGTAAAGGCGAATATGGTAGGAATGGTGCGAAAGGTTCTCTATGGTGTGCATACCAATCAGCAACATATTGGTCTACTCATATTGATAAGCTAGTTGGAAAAGCAGATGCAAAAACTCATATAATTCAGCACAAAAGACAAAATGCAGTAAAAGCAATGCTTAACTCAAAACAATGGAAAGAGTTAGAATCAAACTAAAAGAAAGGGGAGTCAAGTACTCCCCCTTCCCAGACAAAGTTCATGCAATTGTGGGATACATGAACAAATCAAATATATCATATTTCTTAATTTTTTTGCACTTTTTTATAAAAAAACTACATTTTGTAGTTGACACTATCTTTTAGTTATGCGACTATAATAGAGTAAATACATTTTAATAAACAAAAGAAGGAAGAAAAAATGACAAAATTTAAACTAAAAAAGATAGATTACTTTGGAGAGGTTATTTACCTTTACAGAGATTTTTTTATACAAGATGTTAGGTTTTATGATTCACCTTATGCTAGTTGGAGAGTATTTAACATCAAAGTTTGTAAACACCCAGATACAAATGAGCCAGTAATTCACAAAGGTAATGAGATTTACCATAATGGAAATGGAACTCGTAAAGAGATGATGGAATGGGTAGATGATTACTACACAGAAATGAATGATTATGTAACAAATGATATGGAGATGATAAATGACTAAGATTTACCAGAGCCATTTTCATAAATGGATTGATACTTTCCTAGAGGAAAAAGGATTTGATCCAGAGTATATTATTGAACAAGAGGGTAAAAATAATTTACATTTTATCAAGGCAGGACATATCATTGGATTCATTAAAGGATTAGATGATGATTTGAAAGCACAGATAAAGACAAAGTTTGTTCAGATTGATTTTGCAAATGGAGATTATATGCACTTTATCAAACATTTGGCAAAAGGATATATAGCGGTAGGAGAGCAATATGAAGCCCATTCTAGCGAGTAAGATTATAAATTGTCTTGGAGTACCCAAGAAAGGACTCATGGGCTATATTAATGGCTCTATAGCAGATGCCAAAATATTAGAAACTCGCATGAGTATTTTGAAATCAAAAAAGTTTGTTATATCTGATAATTTGGTAAAGAAAGCATCTGAAGCATCAATGTCAAAACCAAGCATACTTTTGGATATGATACAAAATGGACTTCCACAATTTGATAATATTTGGATTGAATGGGATGAATCCGTAAGACAAAAGTTTTACCAAGATTACCATCAAGAAAGAGGCACAAGATATAAAGAAGTTGATTATTTTCCAGAAAAGGTTGGTTATCATATTTGCAAATTTACTGATGATTTGGGCGATAGTTATTTTTTATATGAGTGTTGGTTTCAAATTGAGGATTCTAAGCAATTTGCTTCTCCACCAATTTGTTTTGTTTTGAATAATCAAGACCCAGATTCTTTTGAAGATATAAAAGCAAAGAATGATTTAATGGAAGAACTTCCAGAATACATGATGGTAAAAAATGAAAATGAATTATTTGCAGAACAACTTAGAAAATCAATACAGCTTTTAGCACCATGGTATGCACTAGAGAAATTTCCAAAAGACTTGTTGAAAAAGTTTACACAAGTTGATGGCGGTATTCAAATTGATTACAATAAAGTTGGGAAAATAATTGATTATGATAAAAATCACGAGTTCAATTGTTTTAAAGATTTGACCAAACGAATTGAAACGGCTCAAGGTGCAAGTGTTCATTGGATGGTTCCAAAAGAATCATTCTTGAAAGGATACACTCAAGATGAAATGAAACATATGACAGAAAGTTCTCTTGATGTTCTCGTAGGGGATGCAAGATTCTTGATTGCATTATTTGGTTTACTAAATGCAGAAATCACAAGAGAAGAAGTCATTGAACCTAATGCAAAGGTAATACACCATCAATTTGGAAAAGCTATACCAAGAAATGATTATAAGGTTCTTCATGTTGATTTATCAGATAACCAAGTAAGGAAAATATATAAATCTAAATATACTGGCATAAAGAAAAGACAACATGAAAGACGAGGACATTGGAGACATTTCAAGAATGGTAAAAAGACTTGGATTAGGAATTGCCTAGCAGGTGATCCAAATCTTGGGATAATTTATAAAGATTATAATTTCACTAAGGAGGAATAGATGAAGATTATGAATTTAAAACCAGAAGAATCAAAAATATTTGATATAGCAGTAGACAGTTTGAAACAAGAAAGTGCAATATCCTTTTATCGTGTTTTTAAATTGATGGTTAATTGTAAAACGAATAATTATTCATTTACTTATTATGCCTATGAAAGTTTAGCTAAATTAGGATATAACTCAGATTTATTTGATTTACGAACATTCAAGCTATTTAGAAAATCACTTGCTAAATTCTTACTTGATGGTAAGATTCAAAACACACTCGCATGAGTCAAGGAATTGGTCTGATGAAATGTATTTACAAATCTCTATTTTCTTCCTTTAGATACCAATACAATGCAAAGAAACATCAGATATTTGCATTACCAAAAGCTGAAAAATGACAATAGCTATTCCACCAAAAATAAATGAAACTCAACATGGAGTTATGCTTGATTATGTTGATTCATCATTTTGCCAAAAGGTTTTTGATTTAAGAAATGAGATCAATCCAGTTGTTGGTCAAGTTCAAAAATCAAATTCAACTTTGAAAGAAAAAGTTATATCAATTAGAAATGTTGATGTTTATCCAATACATGAAGATTATTCTTGGGTTGATGAATATATTTTGAATCTGATAATAATGTATAATCAAGAATACAATTATGACTTATCTGGCATTTTTGAAAGACCACAGTTATTGAAATATACTGCTCCATCAGCAGGATATGATTGGCACGTAGACATGGGAAATGGAGATGCCTCTACAAGAAAGTTAGGTTTTAGTATTCTTTTGAATGATGACTTTGAGGGTGGAGAATTTCTAGTTTTCAATAATGGCATACAGACAATAAATCTTGAAATGAATCAGATATTATTATTTCCTAGTTTCTTACCTCATAAAGTGAACCCTTTGACACATGGCGAAAGATGGGCATTAGTCTGTTGGGTTCATGGAAAATGTTTCAGATAAAATAAAAGAACTACAGATTAGGTGTTGACATATAAATCCTTTTGATGTATAATCAAAGTGTAAATACATTTTTAAGAAAAAGGAGAAAAAAATGGCACTTACAAAAATGGAAGAAAGATTAGTAAAAGCAGTAAATTATTTACAAGCTATTCTTAATGATAAAGAGATGCAACATTTACCTAGACTTCGTAGGATAGTAAATGATGCAAATATGGAATGGTTAATGCAACAAATCAAATACCCATTTCGTGAATACTATATTCATACGGATATAGCAGAAGAAATCAAACATACGATTAAGATAATTCGTTCATACAATTAAAATATTGGGGAGTGAAAGCTCCCCTTTTCTTTAAAAAAATATAAGAATAATTAAAAAAAACTACGAAAGCGGTTGACATACAAGATACAATGAGTTATAATATCTAGGTAAATACATTTAATTAACAAAATTAGGAAGAACAAATGAAACTAAAAACCAAAAAGCACCCAGAGTGGAAAAATACATACATAGTAAAAGCCTATGGAAAAGAATTTCATGTAGGTCATTTTCTTGAAGATATTGGAGAGTTCAAGGGAGAATGGACAATACATGAAAATAAGAATGGAAATCTAGAGTGGGTAGACACAGTATTTGGCAAGGGATATGCACTACAAAGAATCATAGAGATTTATGGGGGATAAGATGTTAGATTTAGTTCAAGTAACAAGAAACATTCAAAGCACAGATTATATAGCGACAAACACAAATGCTGATGTTTCAATAGTTGTAAAGTATGATGGAAATGTTGTTGTAAATATCTTTGACAATGATGAAAATAAACATGAAGTATTTGATGATTTTGAAGAAGCCAAAAGATGGGCGGAAACTCAAGTATCAATGGAAGTAAGATTTAACTAGGAGATCATTATGAAAATATCAGAAGCACAATATGAAAGACTTTTTGCAACATTCATAAATACTATTATTGAAAGATGTGCCAAAGAGTTAGATGTTACTCCAGATTTTCTCAAAATGAGATATATGGACGATAAGGTTGTCAAAGAAACAATTGATGGAATTATTGATAGGCACATCAAATTAATTTAAAAAAACTACAAAAGGGGTTGACAAACCCTTTTTTATTTGGCATACTAAAATTGTAAATACATTTTTAACATTTAAAAAGGAGAAAAAGATGTTAGATACAAATACCATAACCAACCAAGATAAATATGAAGACGAGTATTCAGAGTTGGTAAACGAAATTGAATACAGAATTTCCCAAGTTATAAGAGAGGAGGTTCAGAAAGCTCACAAAGAGAACTCAGATGGTTTGAAGTTTTTGATGGGCGATTTGCTTGACAATGCTATTCACAAGCACATTGTTAGAAATGGATATAATCCAACTGGATTTGCTAGTAATAACATTGAATCAGTATTAGATGAGGTTGATGATCAAAAGTCATACCGCTAACACTTATTTAAAGGCGATTTAAGGGGGTTTCAGACCCCCTTTTTTATATTGGAGCTAATTTATACCCTAGAAGATATTCACACTTCTCTCGTAAAGATTTTATACCTCTTGGTTTTTCCTTTTCTTTAAGAATATAATAATCAGCAAGATAGATTGTTAGAAGAAGTTGTTTTTCATTGAGTTTTATTTTTTTTAATTCTTCAAGTGATATTAGAATTTGGTCTGCCATATGAAATTACTCTAGCTAGACTTTTTTATTTTCTTTGTTCTTGACCTAACAATAAAACCTTGTTTTGCATATCTCATAGCATCTTTTTCAACATAAGTTTCTCTTAATAACTTTAATGGCTTTATTGATTCATATATATAATATTTTGTCATTTGAAATACTCACTTAATCCAAATACCTCTAAAATCATAAATGTAAAGAAAAGAAGAAGTATTCCTCCTGCTATAAGCTTTCCAGAAAAGTTAGTTGAGCCAATCTTGATTGCTACAAATTCATTGCCAAGTATTCTTAGAATTAACTCAAAAGAATTTTCACCAATTTTCAAATCATAAGATTTTTCATTTATTTTTTTTTCTGTCAATCTTTGATACTCCTTAAACTTTCCATGACCTTATCAATATCTGGCTCTTGTCCATTTGGATCATAAACACATTTATATTTTTTTGGACACCAACTTTCAATTAATAATGTAAATGTTCTATTGCCACCTTGATAGATACAACCTTTTTTATTTGTATATTTTGATGTAATCCTTTTCTTTAATCTGCAAGTCGTATATTTTTTTTCTTTTATTTGACCCTGCCAAACCTTTTGTTGTCTTGTGTATTCTTTCTTTTTTCCAATTTGTTTTGCACCAGAAAAGATAGGATTAGAATAAAATATAATTAAAAATGTAATTACAAATTTACTAACCATATTTATTTTTTAACATGACAAATATCAAAACAAGAAAACCAACAATAGTAAGACACAAAATAATAATAGCTATAACACTAATAATTTGTTCTTTGATTTTTTCTCTTTCATATATTGCTTGTTTTCTTTCTTTGCGAATCTGACCTTCCATTTGAAGCAATTCATTATATGCTTGTGGACCATAGGTCATGTTTAAGAAAGTTTTTAGTTCATATCTCTGTTCTTCCAATTTTTTTTTGGCAGCGAATGCTTCAAGTGCTTGTTGTTCTATATTAGTTGCATATAGCAATTTTTTGAAAAGTGGTGGGTTTTTTGCTTTTTTCTCTGCATTATCAACATCAGAAACTGCTGACATCCAACGACCAATGTCTCCAGACATTTGTTCAATATCCCTTCCCATTGCGAAGCCTTTTTTGATAGTATTAAATGCACTTGTTGCCATTCCTACGGCACTTGCGATAGTCAAAGGGTCTATAAGAATCCTCCATCAAACCAAAATTGTTGATATCCAGAATCCCACAATACTTGCTATTATCAACCATGTTAATCTATCCCACTTTGTTGAATGGCTTTTGATATGCTCTTTCATATCATTTATTGACGATTTTGTTTCACCCCATCGCATAGCACATTCTTTTTCATGCTCAGATATTTTCTCTAGTGCCTTAACCGCTAACTGATGTGCTGATTCTCTCGCCATTCATTACCTCATTGTTTTCTCCACTCAAGATAAGAAGCCTTTCCATCTCTCGTCTTCCTTTATCTGTTATCACAAATTCTGAGTTTTCAAAAGCAACAAATTTGTCATTCATCATTTCTTTTAATATTTTTTTAAAAAGTGTTGGTGTATGAGTATCATTTAATTGACATAAAATTAAAAATCTTTGAATTTGAGGTCTTGTCAATCTTTTTGTCATTTGGTCAAGCCTTTTTGCTTTTCATAGGTTCTGAGTCCTCCAATGCCAAGCATTCCGCCAAGAACAGTTAAAAGTGTACCCATATCAAATTCTGGCAAATCTGGAAGTTCTGCTCCTGCAAAACTAGCACCAAATATAATTAAATCTTTTACGATAAAATGATATGCGAAAGCAATCGCACAGACCCACCCAACTGCGGGTCGCCATCCGCCTTTAAATATTGAGCCAGATTGTGCTTCTGCTTTATTTATCTCTAACTGAGCAAGAAGTGCCTCTTGAGCGTGTCTTTCAGACATGGTAGCTATCTCGTGAGCCAACTTAGCCTTTTGATCTGCATCTGGGATAAATTTATCTAATAATCCAGTTACTGGTCCTATAAGTGCTTGTAACATTAATAAACCCTCACTTTGTTTTGATCAATTCGTGGAACTAATTTACAGATACAATCATATATTTGTTTTTCTCCAGACTCATTATCAAACTCTTGTTCGCTTAAAAACTTCGTATAATATGTGCAATCTGCGACTGATCTAAAATATATTGCTCCTTGTGCTACACCATTTAAATAACAAGCCAACATAAATGCAGTCATATTATTTTCCGTTTCTGCTCATAAATGCTGAAGCTCCCATATAAGCACCAACAATCCCTGCACCACTGATATAAAAAAGATTACTAATATCTGCCAAAGCCTTAACTCTCTCCACATCAACCAAAAACATAGCACCAGTAAAAACACCCATTGCAACCAAACTGGCAGTTGCCATACGTCTTTGTGCCCTTTGCTTTCTAAGATCATGTTCAAGTTTTTTTATGTCTGCCATATGAGCAAATTCATCATCACTAACTATTCCATCTCCATCTATGTCATATCTTTCATAAGCAGATGATTTTTGTAGTTTTTTTTGACTCAAATCAATAATCCTCTTTGATACATTTTGCCATCATATGTTAAAACTTCTTTTCTATTATTATTCTCATCATAAGAAACATGTACCCAACCAGATTTAGGTTCGCCCTTTTTATAAAACTCTAAAATTAGTTGATCAAATTCAAGATTCATATTTATCCAATGTGCTAAAACGGAATTATCAATTGTTGGTATTTCAATATCAACTGCCTTTCCATCACAATGCTGAGATTTGGCAGATCCTTTTATTGCTTCATTTAATGTGGGTGATCTATAACCAGAGTTTGGAGAAAAAGGAATATCAAATTTTTCTCTTAAAGGTTGTAAAATATTTCTAGCTACATTTTTTAAATTATTAATTACATCAATATCATAAGCAGTATTATCAATTTCTAATCTTGTGGCAGTACTGCTTTTGCAGAGTTCATCTAATGTGAAATTTTCTGAAAGTTTCATTTAAACCTCATCAGGGAAATCATAAATTGGTGCTTTGCCAGTAGGGTTTCCATCTTTATCAAATGGAACATCAAATAGCTTTATAAAATCAGCTAACTTAGAACAAGCATTTATTTTATCTTCTATTGTTTTTGTAGCAGTTCTCACATCTGCTCTATACTTGGTAATATCACTTGGAATAGCACTATCAGTTTCAGACTTTCTTATTACATACCAATCTGATGTAGTAAGTAAACCATTAGCAGTTGATTTTGTTCTTTCTATCCATTGATATTTTAAACCTCTCTGAATCATTTGTTTGCCAGTTATAGGGTCAATGACTGCTTTACCATCATCATCAACTACATTTTCATCTTCTAGTTTTTTTTCAATACCTTTTGGGTAATAAAATCTATCGTCATAACTTGTATCAACATCTTTTTCTACAGTAACACCCCATTTTTTTAAATCTTCAGCAGACCAAGAAGATGCCCAATTATAAGGGTGCTTGAACCCATCTTCGTCTTGCCATGCCTTTCCAACCTTTAGGTATCTATCTTTATATTTATAAGCCATTATTTTCTCCTACCTTGCATTAGCATATTTAAAAGGTGTTTCAGCAAATGCCATGTATATATATGACCTTGCTGAATTATCAAAAATGAGTCCATTGGGGTAAGCATTCATTAATTTAAAACCATTAGATAAAAAGTCCATATCTCTGTTAGAATCACTAGAATACTCATTAGCAGTTGATTCAGCAGTAAGATTTTTATTAACAACATTAAAAGTATTCCTTGCACTATCAAACATTCCCCATTCCCCACCATCAATATCTTTAAGCACAACAAAAGATGGTCTGAACCCTAAATTTATAAAAGTGCCTCGCCCTACTGTACCAGAACTGCCAGTATAACTGCCAAACTTTGAGTATCCTTCTACCTCTGCGAACACATAGGCAATGTATGTTTCAGATGTTTGGTTTACATCTGCTAAAGAACCTAATGAAAATACTGAAGAAGTAGGTGCTGTATTGTTCCACGGCAGATTAACATTTTGATAGGCTTGATTAGTTAGATTTAAATAAATTTCCCAATTTTGTGCATTTGAAGCAATCCCTGAATGATAAATGTACCAATGGTCTGAACTTGAACTATTGCTTCTACATTTTACAATTATCATATTTGGTGCAGAACCTAATCCATGACCAACTGTAGCTCCTGCTGTAGAATTTCCAGTATAACTAACAATGCTAAACCCTGCCGTTGTGTTTGCATTTGAAACTGATAAATTTGAACCATCAAAATTTGTTGAACCATGTGTTGTGTTAGTTCTTATTTCTGCACCCATTCCAGAATGATTTTGACAATAATAATATAGGTTTGCAACTCCACTAGCTACTGTAATAGTAGTAGTATAAGCACTATCATCTTTTACAACTCCTGTTGTATATTCACTTCCTGCACTTGTTCCACTAGAATGTGTGCCATCATTTGTAAGTGAAAATCTAATAGGGTGAGATTGTGCAGAACTATCAGACCAATCAAAAGTGTAAGTTCCACCTTCTTGTAAATCTAAATCAACTCCATTTGTTCCAAATCCAGTAGAACCATCACTTTTAAAAAATTGATATTTATTTGAACCAGTACCATGACCATAATCTGTGCTATCTGAAACAACTTTTACTTTATATGTTTTTGTTGGTGTTGTTCCATTTGCTTTCCAATTCCAAGATACATAAGCATCAGTTCCTTGATTAATAAAGTTTGCATTTGTTGTGCCACCAGTTAATGTAAAACCATCACTATCAAAACTTGAAAGATAACCATACTGACTATTTGAAGCTTCTTCATTAGCATTATCAGATTGTAACATTTTACCTTCTGCTCTAACTGAATCAAACAAAGTGTGAGATGTGCCACTAGAACTTCTGTTTTTTATCCAAACCCAATCTGGCTGAAAGCCTACACCAGTAACGTTTTGTGTGCCACCTGCACCTATATTATTTGATGTGTATAATGTAGGGCTAAAATAATCATCAGCTTGTGTATCTGCATTAGGGCTAATAGTAGGCTCTGGAAGATTAGATGTGCATAATGCTAGAAATCCACTTGGCGGTGCATATTTAAAATCGCCTTTACCATTAGCATCTGAATTTCCTCCTGCTGATATTGTTCCTGCAAAAGTGGAGTCTTGTCCACAATTTAAAACTCCAGTATTTTGATATGCTCCAACAAAAGGTCTATATCCTGATAAATCTATACTTTCTGTAGAATTAGAAGCATTAAATGAAGCTGATGTAGTTGCATTAGTATAGTAACTATTATTTATGCCCACATATAATTTATCATTATCCGTATCTATTGCAATTTGAATTATTCCATTGGCTGATATTTGATTTGTTGTATAGGAAGATTGTGAGCCATTACTCAAAATTCCTAAACTACTGTCGTTGTACAATCCATAAAATTTAGTAGTAGAACCATTATTAGGTTGTGCAGAAATATTAGTATCTTGATGTGCAACTCCTGCCCATATGGCATTGTCACCATCTGTGGCAGTTGTGTTTAATACCTCAAAGTACCATTTACCACTTGAAGGGATTTCAAAATTACCCCTAGATGCCTTAAAACTATTAGTATTAGCATACTTTAAATTACCTTCTGAAAGTGTACCACTAAAAGGGTCTAAGGGATTAAGGGTAGCAAAGTTATTCTCAGGACTATCAGGCATATTACAATCAGAAGCAACTATACCACTAGATGTGAAATGATTTGTATTGCCACTTGTATCTGCACCTATTGTTGAAGCTGATGCAGTTCCAGTCCCAGTTTTATTAAATTCTAATCTAAATCCATTAGTGCCATATGAGCCAGTATATTCTTTTGGAATCCATACACCATTTTTTGACTCTCCAAAATATGTTGGGTCTAGTTGCAAACCATCAACAAAATTAACTTCTGCCAAATAACCATCTAAATATTGTTGGTTTTCTTGTTTTCCTATAAAGTGTGTTGCAGTTGAATTTACATTCAAATCAGTATTTTGTGATGGATAAGTTGCAATATTAAAGGCTGTAATTTGTGTTCCATTAACATATAATTTTAATCTGTCAGTATTAGTTGCTTGTGTTGTATCTACTGCAAAAACAACGTGATACCAAGCAGAGGGGTCTCTATAAACACTTGATGTTCTCAAAGTGCCATTATTATCAATAAGATACAAATAATCTGTAGTGCCTTCAAAAAATAACAAAGTATATGTACCATTTCCTACAGTTCTTGCACCGAAAAATATCTGTGCTGTAGAAGTTATACTTGAACGTTTTATCCAACCCGACCAAGTCCACGTTTTTCTGTTACTAGCACTTGAAGGTGTTCTTGTTAAAAAAGCACTATCATCATCATTAAACCTTAATGACTGTGTAGCAACACCATTATAGAAACCTGCAGTTGAACCAAACCATTGTGAATTATTTAATGTCATTTAACTAAAAGCCAGTTGTGGACTTCCCAATAAAATTGAATTTGCTCCTTTGATTATGTATGGAACTACATCATAGGCACTATTTGTAGATGATAAAGTAAGACCGCTACCACCTACAGTTTCATAATCACTTTCAAGTGAAACTGTGCCTGCAGTACTTGATGATGGTTGTATAAAAATAATTACACCTGTTGTTCCTATTGTAGCGGTAACATCTGTAGATGGATTTGAAAGAGTATTTGATCCATTTCCTAAAGTTAGAACAAAATTATTGTATGTGCTAAAATCTAAAGTTTTTGAAGTTGATATTGTAGCAGTTTCTGTGCTTCCTTTTAATGATTTAGCAAGAGCAAGAGTGCCATCTTTTATGTTAAGAGAATCAATTGTTACTCCTGCATCTGTAACTTTTTCTGCTATTGTTCCAACTGTTAATTGACTCATTGTCTACTCCTTATCCAACTAAAAAACCACTGAACCATGTCATTGAAGCAAAATAGTCTGTTCCCGCATCTCCACTTGCAACTGACATTGTTTGATTTGCTGTCATATAATAAGTCCAAGACATTCCAATTACTTCATCATTTGTATCTGCATCTTGTGTATAACAACTTACTGCAGGATAGGCAGGATTACTGAAATTAATATTAACATCATTTAATCTTGCGATCAGTAAGGCAGTTCCACTCCCATTTTTAACATAAGCACCAAATTGAAAAGAATATACACCATTTATTGGAGCAGTAAATTTACCAGTTGTTGTGTTATAATGATTTCCTTGATTGTGGTTGGTATGATCTAAAACAATATTTGTGTTAACTGCAATATTATCCCTCCAATCATTTTCTCCTCCAGTTGCGAAAAATGCTGGATGTGCTGATTTGGTTACAATTCCTGCACTAGAAATAGCCATAGCATCTGTATCTGATGCTGAACCAATTGTTCCTGCATTTGGAATCACAAGATTCCCTGCAAGAGTTGTATTTTGACTTGAATTAACTGTTACTGCGGTTGTGTTTGCAGTTTTTAGAATAATTTGATCGTTAGTAGATAAATCCATTCCACTATCATTGTCCCCAGTAGAGTTTACAACACTATTTACTTTTATTTCTGACATTGTCTACTCCTTTGGATACTTGTCTTTTATAGCTTTAATAGTTTCTTTCCAACCATCTATGCCATTGTGATACAAGTCATCTAATTGATTTTCTATAGATGGATAATCGTCTCGTCTTTTAGATTTATATGAATCATTTTCTAAATCCCAAGCATTTTGTAAAGATTTTAAACCATCTTCACACTCTTTTTTTGTAGGTTTTGAACCACCATCAATCACAGTTAAATTTTCATAAATTTTATTTTTAGAATCTGACCAATCATACCAATGACCATTTCTTACTGTTACAAGATATTTTTCTATATGATTTGGTCTATCCATCAAGTATCTCCTAATCTTATAAAGGTAAAATGTGTATAATTAACAGTTGTTGCTCCTCTTGTTGTAACACTTTCAGTAACTGGGGCTGATAAAAATTTAACTTTTACATTTGAAGTATCAGTAACATCTACAAGAGTTTCTGTTGAACAAGTTGCATATGTATTATTTACCATATGTTTTATGCTTGTTCCTCCATCTGCTACTACAGCATAGGAAGAATTATTTGTAGTTAAACTTATTTGTCCAAAAATATATCTTGTATCTACTCCATTTGAGAAATTAAAAATTCCTTTAACTAAATAAATTCCAGTAGTAGGAAATGTAAAAATTCCAGAAGATACGGACATTGCTGTACCAATAGTTCCTTGCCCAGTAGTATTTACTCTTGCTAAATCCGTAATTGGGTCTAAAGTTCCAGTTGTATCACCAGTTTTTCTCCATTGGTCTGCAATAGAAATACCACCAACACCACTTGCAGTTCCAGTAACAGTTAAATTCCCTGCAAGGGTAACATTTTGTGAACCATCTACTGTTATAGCTGTGGTGTTAGCTGTTTTTAAAATTATTTGATCATTTGTTGATAGGTCTATACCACTATCATCTCCTGCTAAATTTTGGATATTATTTACTTTTATTGTTGAACTCATGCTATCACCAAATTTCCGCTTACTGTTAATGTTATACCACTTGCGATAGAAAGACTAAAAAAACAACCACAGTTATCTGTTGAGGCAATTGTAGTATTTGTATTTAGTTCTTGCTCATGTGTTCTAAAAATATCTTTTTTTCCATTTGTTGTGTCGCCTTTATTTCCATTATCTCCTTGAAAAAATCCTGCTCCACCTCCTGCTGACACATCTGCTGTCCCTGCTGATTGATCAAATGTAAATAGATTTATCCAAGCATTATTTGCAGCATTTCTTATTTTTAATATATTTGTAGTTGAGTCATACCAATATTGATATGGAAATTTTGTTGATGGCTCATTTGCACCAGTATTATTATGAACAATTGCTTTAAGAGCATTATTTAAATCTGTTCTTGTGTCAGGAAATGTTTGGTTTTCAATCGTATAATCATGTTGAAATGTTGTCATTTAATCTCCTATGCTACCAATTCCCCAAAACCTTTTGCAACATAATCAAAAGTTCTGTTTACAACTGCATTTGAAGAATCCTTAAAAGTTATAGTAAATCCAGTTTCACTTTTATTCGTTATAACATAATAATCTCCACTAGACAAGTTCTGAGCAGAAATACCTACACCTTGTAAACCTTTGAATGCAGGACTAAATGTTATTGCTTTTCCACTAGATGAAGTTGTACTTGCTATATCATTATCTG